TTAAGCGGTATGAGAGCCATGCGCGTTACTCTGGTTTAGTGGGCCAGTTGATGGTGTTTGGAAAGCCTGCTTGCTGTGGGACGTTGAGCAAATCAGTGCGGTACTGTGTCCACTCGTTTTGTTTTTCTGCGGTTAAGTCTGCCCAGCGTAGTGCGTTGCTTACGATTGGGTCTACTTCGCTGCTTAGTTTTGCGTCACGCTGAACTCTAACGGATACCGCGACACGCGCATCATGGTCAGCCTGAGAAAATGCTGCAAAGTCATTACCCACAAGAGATAACAACGCTGCGTTATCTATGGTCATGTCCGTGTCATCAGGGTGTATAGTGTAAGGTATCCACCCATACACTGGGTGATTGATCTCTACGTCCATCATAGTATTTTCTGCGTTCAGCGAACTAGCATTGCGATACTCTGTAATGTCTACACTCATTTAAATCTCCTATGACACACGGACAAATAGCGAGGAACGATTGACGTAGTGCGCCATCAAACGCCATGTACCCACATTGGGGCTAGTGCCTACGTTGTTAGTCCCCGATCCATCAGAATACGTCAACTGGCTTCCGCTCACAGTACCTGCTGGGATCGGACTTGGAACACTGCTTGAAAGAGCAAAAGTGTAAGTCCCAACGGCGGCTGCTGTTGTCGGGACAGATGTGATGTATCCAGCCCCGTTGGTTAGCTGATTGTTGTTTGTCGGGATCGTGCCTGTTGCATATCCCTGCGTGGAGTGATCGCCCCAGCCATACGCCGTGTTCCAGTTTGATTGGCTTGACGTTGTTGGGATGCTGTAACCTGATTGCAGTGAAACCGCCAACGTGCCGCTTGTTGTAATTGGTGATCCGCTAACCGTCAAACCTGTCGGCACTGACATTGCAACGCTTGTTACTGATCCAGAACCCACAGAGGCATTGATGTAGGTTTTAAGATCGCTCATAGCGACCTGCTTCATTGTGCCATCGTCGTTGAATACAACGCGGTCAGCATCAACGACTGTTGTAGATGTTGCTGCTGTGTCACCGTCTAAGATGTTTAGCTCTGCCGCAGTTGACGTAACTGCTACGCCACCAACCTCCCAACCCGACCCAAGATTAGGTGTGACTGTATTTGTACCGTCAGCATTGCTGTTTATCTCTAAAACAATGTCATCTAACGCGGTGTTGATGGTTGTCCCCCAACTATCCTCAGAACCGCCTACGGTTGGCTTTGTAATGGTTATAGCCATCTAAATCTCCTATGCGTTACTGGCAATATATAGCATTCCTTGCCTCGCGTCTATGTTAGCGGACTTAGGTCAGTCCAAGTGTCTGTGTCCTCAGATACGTCAGTCCAAATGTCGGTGTCCTCAGATACAGTTGTCCACGTTCCGCTTGCTTCTACCACATTTGCCCAAGTGTCGCCATCTTCGGCTTGATCTGTCCAAACGTCTGCATCTTCTGCTTGGTCAAGCCACTTGATCGTAAGCGCCCCCAGAGCCTCAGACACAGCCTCAGATACCGCGCTGCTGTCGTAGGACACGTTTCCATTAATAACGAATATGCCGTTTGCATCACTAAGAACGCCGATGTTTGTGCGTATTGCCCCGCCTACTACGTCAACCTCTGCCTCTGCAATCGCAAGCATGCTAGACGGTTTGACGCGCGTAACGCCAATAAGAGATGTCGCCGATCCCGCAGAGAGTATGCCGCTGTCTGTCGTCTTGTTGCCAGCAATGCGCACGTCTGAGTTTTGACCGTAGTCAGCGTAGCCGTATTCCCAGTAGTCCGCGAGTACATAGCGCGACTGTGAGATCGCCGCAGGGTTGCGAACGCGCACAGAGGCGATCAACGTAGTGCTTGTGCCGTCCGCGCGTATTGCCCCCTGCCGAACGCGCGTAACGCCTGTCACAGTTGCCGTCACTGGCTCCTGAACAAGTGCGCCTGCGACAACACGATTTCCGCCAAAGAGTGATGATGATGTGCCGTCAGAGCGCAGCCCCGTTTGTTTTACGCGAGATGACGCAATAAGCGTTGTGCTTGTGCCGTCAGACTGCGCTGCGGCAAACTTGGCATCGCCAACCGCATACCCTTCCAACCAGTATGCCTCGCCGCCCGATGCACTGGGTTCTGGCTGTACGTAGTATGCGGTCATGCTTTTTACTCAGCCGCGATTTCTTCGGCTTCCTCTGGTTCAGCTTCCAGTGATGTCGCCAGCCTCGCTACAAACGCCTCACGACCAACCATAAGCTGATCTAGGTTAAACTGTGCGTTACTTAGCTTGCGGTCTAAGTCTTGGATGTGGTTCAGCATTGCTGATTGCTCCGCTGTGAAGTCACCCAAGTTGTATTCTACGTCATTGACCGTGATGGTTTTCTTTTCGTCTTTCGCCATCTGTCTGTTCCTTATGAGTTTGCTGCAATAGCTGCGTTGACCGCTGTCATGTCTTCTGTAGTCCAGAAGTCTTTAGCAACCATTAGCTGTAAATGCTCTACGTTGCGTGACACAGTGTCAGCCCAATCGGCATCTTCCATGTCCTCTGGTTGTCCAGCGTTTAGTAACTCTACGCTATGTCCCATAGCTAAATAGTGTTGTGCGATTTCTTCCGCAGTTGATGTATCAGTCATGTCTTTCTCCTTTTTTGACTAATGTTATGCGTTTTCTAGGGCAGTTACTTTTGCCTCTAAGGTTTCAATCCGATCCATTGCCTCTTGCAGTGCCTTGACTGCTTTCATGTAGAGGATGGAGTATTTGACGGACTTCATTTCGTCTTCATTTTCAGGTGTATCAACAAGGCCACCCATTCCAGATGCTTCTAACTCTTGCGCAATTACACCAATCTCTACTGGCGCAGCATCACCATACGCTGTTACATCATCAATCTTTTTGTATTTACGAACCTGAATGGCCTTAACGTCATCCCATTGACTTGCCGCATCGACAATGTCTTGTTTTGCACGTTGGTCAGAGATAGCGCCATAACTGTTGTCGTGGTTTCGCAAGTTACCATTTAAGTCAATAACGCAACGTGTTGTGGTGCTGTCGTTACACTTTAAGTAATGTCCAGAAGAGCTGTCAGTAGATACATTTGTTGTATTTATTTCAATACCTTCAACTAAACCAGATGAGGCAGAGTTATTAATTTTTAAACCATAACCTGTACCGTATGTAGCTTGAATGATTGATCTAGCATGATAGTCCATTTGGAATTTAGGATTACCATCCCCATCCGACAGCACGATGTTGTTGCTTGAGGTGCGGATGTCCAAGCCGCCTTGGTTGCCGTTGTAGCCACCGATGATAGTGTTCTTGGAGCCTGTTGTTATGTGTTGACCACTAAATAAGCCAACATAAGTGTTATACAAACCATCTGTGCTTTGAGAGTATCCTGCACGGTATCCAACAAAAGTGTTGAAGGTGTCGTTGTTTCCAGATTTGTTATAGCTGTATCCACTTTCTTGACCAAGGAACGTATTGCCACGATTGCCTACGTTTGAATATCCTGCTCTATCACCAAACAGAGTGTTGTTGAAACCTACTGTTGTATTATACCCTGCCCGATACCCAACTGCTGTATTGTTGCTTGCGGTGGTGTTGTTGTACAAAGCATCACGGCCTAAAGCTACGTTATAGCTGCCTGTTGTGTTGTCATTTAGGGCATTGGTGCCTATGCCAGTAGAACTTGTACCACTTGTATTAGTAGTCAAAGCATTAGAACCAACAGCAGTAATCCCTGCGCCAGTGTTATTTTTAGCAGAGGAATGACCTATAGCAACTGTACCACCAGCGGTGGCATTTTGTGCTGCTTGATATCCCATTACAGTGCTGTAACCACCTGTGGTAAAGCTATACCCAGCCTGATACCCAACCGCTGTGTTGTTACTTGCGGTGGTGTTATGCTCTAAGGCAGAATTTCCCAAAGCCGTATTGCTAGAACCTGTCGTATTTTCATAGCCAGCATCCATTCCAATAAACGCATTATAGTTACCTGTGGTAGTTGCTTGACCCGCCGACTTACCAAAGAACGCATTGCGTGTACCTGTAGTATTACTATATCCCGCCTGATACCCAACTGCGGTGTTGTTGCTTGCGGTGGTGTTGGAGAGTAGAGACTGCATACCAACTGCTGTATTGTTTGCACCCGATGTATTAGCACGTAGTGCCTGAAGGCCGACTGCGCTGTTATTACTTGCTGTTGTGTTGTTTTCTAAAGAGTTCCCACCCAATGCGACGTTATAGTTACCTGTTGTGTTTGAGGATAAAGAAGCATAACCTATGGCAACACTATTATCACCTGTAGTATTAGCCGTAAGAGCAGTATTTCCTACGGCAACATTATACCCACCACTCAAGGAACCATCATCTAACGCAGCATTGCCCAACGCCACGTTGCCTGTACCAACAGGATAGTTCCCATCCAGCTTGATCGTGCCGCCATCGACTGACAAACCATCGCTGGTCAAAGTCCCAGTGATGTCTACACCTGTGCTGGTGGTGGCGAGTTTGACTGCGTTGTTATAGTAAGCACCGAAACCATTTTGGTTTGCATACCAAACATAGTTACCTGAACCGTCTTGAGCCGCTACACCACTATCATTACCTTTTAAAAGTAACCAACCTGTTCCTGCATCCTCAATATAACTACTAGTCCCATCATGGTAAATCTGCAAATCAGACCCAGCACCGAATATGGCTTTGTCGTTGTCGCCGAAGGATAAGTTACCCGTCATGGTGCCGCCAGATAGCTCCAGCTTATCCGTGTTTAGGTTTGTAAAGTTGGCATCAACTTCAGCATGGGTAAGCGGAGACCCCTTCCCAGAACGTGTAACAAGAGTAGCCATGGATTAGTCCAATCGTATTTTAAGATTACCTGCCGAAATGCGGAAAATGTCGCCCGTATCAATCGCTTTGGGCAGCGCAGTCGAGAAGTCGCTTGGATCGGTCAACTCAGCATACGCAAGCAAGTTGCCGCCAGTAGACGCGTCGTACACGCCCGCGTATGTCACCGTACCCCAAGAAGCTGTCGCCGTGGGAAACTCAATAGCTGAACCCGTTGTTGCCTCTGTCGGGCTTGTGCCGCTCACAGTAAACGCCGCAGTCTGACGCGCGTATGATCCGCCAGACACTTCCGTACCCGCCGCGCTATCGCTAGAGGCAGATGTATGCAGGCCAACGTAAAGCGTAGCTGGCGCAGTATAAGCATTGCCGCCAAAAACGTGGTCAAGGATTTTGTCCTCAAGATAATCTGTAAAGCTCATCAGTAACTCCTAATGCTCATGCGCATACCCGAAGTCGTACTACGCGCTTTGTCCGATGCCATATTAACATTGTCTATGGCAGATTGATAGAGTGATGCCCAAATCTGAGTGCGCTGATCGTCAACAAGATAAGGCGCGGAATGCACAAGCGCACCATACAGATACGCATCAGGCGCATATTCAAGAACCCAGTTGCTCGTGTTGCCGTCAGACAGCGCAGCCGTTCTGCCGTAATACAGAAGCTCTGCCGTGTACGCAGTGTCAGGCGTTGGAAAGATTTCAAACGCGCCATCGCTCATCGTGAAATACTGGGGACGACCCGCCACGTTTGCAGCGTTCATGCGGCGATTAATCATGTCAGAGTGCGAGGTTTGACGCAGCTCATACGTCTGACCGCCAGACAGGTAAAAGCGAATGCTTTCCAGCCAATCGGAGGGTACGCGCGAATACTGGTCATCTAGCTGCACAGTCGCGCGTTTCTCCATACGCCAGTGACGCACTTTGCGATCCATGTCGGCTTCAGCCAGACTGATGAAATCAGAGATAACACTCGTAAGATCATCACGGTTTAGCCAGTTGGCTATTGCGGTTTTAAGTTCTGCATAGGTTGTAATAGCCATTTAACTTCTCACTGATTTTTTACCGCGACAGCCCCAAGCCTTGCGGCGAACCTTAACTTTTTCAGTTTGCTTTTGACCGCTAGAACGAGCGCAATAAGCGTCACCACGCTTTGTACCTTTAGCAGATGTACGCTTATGAGTTTTGCCCTGACTGTCTTTGTAAGTCGTGCCATTAGCGTACTTTCTGCTTGCAGGTATTTTTTTGCGCTTAACTGGCATTAGAATGCTGGTCCTGTAAATGGCATTGGTTTTTGTGCCTCTCTGCGAATAATATCAGCACGCTCAGCTATAAGGCGTTTGCGCTCTGTTTCAGGCAAATCAAATAAAGTGCCGCCTGTTTCAGTAAATAATTGACGCTCCGCCTGATACTCAGGGCGACCTTTGTAGTAAGTCGAGTAGTCATCTCTGCCGCCAGAAATTACATAATCCTTGTACCCTTGTACAATTGCAGGATCATTTTCCATTGCCCTCTGAGGTATTGTTGCTGACAAGGACTGCAGCATTGCTTGCGCTTCATTTGGTGGCGTGGAAGGAACGTCAAGCAGGGCGCTTACGTCAGGGGTATCCATATTGGTTGCTGCTGGTGGCATCATTGTTTGGCGAGCGAATAACCCCATAGGGTCAGGAGTTTTTGGCATTGTTGGCGTTTCAATAGCGCCCTGACTATTTAAAACATTAGACGCATTTGCAAGGCTTTCAGCGCCGCCTTGAAGCTGGGCTTGCGTAACAGGTGCCATAGCCGCTTGCCCAGCAAGAATGCCAGCAGCACGCATACGTTGATTTTCTGTGAGAGTTGACGGCTCTGTCCCTTGCTGAAAATTACGAGGATCAAATTCAGCAGAAGGCATGGCCTGTCCCATAACAATAGCTTCTTTTTGCGCCTCAGTAAGCGTAGATGGCTCCGTTCCTTGCTGAAAGCTGCGAGGATCAGACGCAACGGGGACAACAGGTGAAAGTAAGCCGTCCTTACCGTCTAGTCGAGATGTAAGTGCGCCGCCCTTAGCCATATCCTCAAGCGTTTTTGTCACAGCTTTAGTCGCATTCGTGTCAGCAGCAATGCGCTCAACATTATCCTGCGCTTCAAGCGGTTTAGCAAAGAGATTGCCTAGCATGGACAGCAAGCCACCGCCCTCAAACTTATCTCCAGACGCACCTGCGCCACCACCGTCTAGCATGTCCATCAAGCCAGTGAAGCGCTTGCCTGTGCCGTTTTTGCCACCACCCAGTGCATTCAACGCACCTAAGCCAGCGAGTAATCCTAATGCTGCTCCTGCTTTCATTTTACGACCTTATCTGTTTTTCCCATTCATAACACTTAACCTGCGTGATTGTATACGTTGGATATTTCAACTGCAAAGAGGGAACCCCGTTCTGCATGAAATCCGCTATGCATTCATTCTCATCGACATACGCAGGACCACCGACTGCAAAGCAGTAATTCTGGGCGCATAAGAGAACAAATGCAGTAAACATCACATTACTTCTTACCTTTTTTCTTCCAGCTTATTCTTGCTGGTCCTGTTTTCTTTTTAGCAGCAGACTTAGCCGATGCAGACTTAGCTTTACTTGCTGGGCGACACGCAGGATAAGGTCTGCCAGCATCTTTCTTGCCGCTTCGACCACATTTCTTACCTGTTTTAACATCGCGCCAATCTTCCTTGAACCACTTGGTTAAACCACCTTTAGGCTTCTTAGCCATCAGTATTTTCCACCACGCTTCTTATACTCACGCACCAGCCAGCCATTGGCATACGCAGAAGGATAAACCTTAAACTTCTTCTTAGCCTCTGCCTTTACCCTAGCATACAGCGCTGGGTTTTTGGGCTTTGGGCTAGACGATTTCTTTTTTGCTGCAGGCATTACTTTTTGCTATGCTTCATACCAAGGCACTTACCAGCACGTTTACACGCAGCTTTCATCGGGCAACTCTTGGGCGGTGAAAAAGATTTAGACTTATAGGCCATAGTGATCTCCTTTTGCTGCAAACGTATCACATTACTTGTTTTGCATCAACGTCCGTGATTTTTCTTATATTTATTGAAATAATTTAAAGGTTTGATAACATACCAGCAAGGCTCACTTATGTTGACGCATAAGTAAGCCTCTAACCAACCAGCCCATAGGAGGGGCGTTATGGCTAAACAAAACTTACCAAGCATTGAAGAATTGCGCAATAAGCTGAGCTACGATCCAGATACAGGATTTTTGTTTTCGCGGCGAACTAAGAAACAAGTTTTTACAAACGTACATCACAGTGGATATCTCAAGGGAGCTATAGGAACCAAAACCCTTACTGCTCATAGAGTTGCTATGGCTATTACTTTAGGAGAATGGCCTAATGGCGAAGTCGACCATATAAATGGAAATCGCTCCGACAATAGATTTAAAAATCTACGAGTTGTCACAAGGTCCGAAAATCAAAGAAATGCCAAACTTAGATCAGATAATACAAGCGGGCACGTTGGTGTAAGTAAAAAGAAAGACAAGTGGATCGCAAAAATAAAAGAAAAGCAGATTGGAACATTTAAGACAAAGCAACAAGCTATTGCAGCAAGAAAAGCCGCCGAACAACAACTAGGCGGGTTTTCTGATAGGCATGGCAGCTAATCAAGCAATGCCCTTTAAACCGCGCCGCAGCTCGCCACGCCAAGTCGTCATTGGACCAGAAAGGGCAGTTGCGGCATCTGATGCCATAGTTAAACACACAGCATCCGCAAGGTCAGGAGATCGAAGCCCGCGCTTTCTCATCTGATCCTTGCTTTCCGCTGCCATTTTCCCTGAAGAAGTAAAACTGTAACGTATGCTTGTAAGGTCAGCCAAAAGCTCGTCATCTTTTGGTACCTTGCAGCTACGATCCTCTAACCACGCTTTCGTTTTAAACCAAAGCTCAGTTCTAAGATTATTGTAAGTTTCGCCCATACTTGGACTTTCGGCAACATTTACACCTCGCACAGGAGCACCTAGCTCCCTAAGCCGATCAACAACTCCAGCGCCAACGCCGATACTATCAACCAATATCTCTGAAGGTCTTGCGCTTGGATTTAGTGCTTCATATTCCGCCATCACGCGACCAACAGTTTGCATCAAATCTAAGCCACGCCAGCTTTTAACTTCAGTGATAACATTGCCTACACGCTTGCAAAACGCAGTTCTATCAGAACCAAAACGAGCAGGATCGACAGCCCAAACAGGTTTTCGCTCTATGTCTACTTCAACGTCACGATGAGTTGCTGCCTCCACAAGATGAAACGGGATAATCGTGTCATCATCCGCAAGAGGAAACTCGCCCAGAACACGAATGCGAAACGCATTGCTTTCCTCACCATAGCGCAAGCGCATCTCATCAACAAACTCATCGCTAACTAAGGGGCTATCCACGCATGACCAACGGCGTGTCCACCAGCTATCTGCCATGCGCGTCTGGCTTTCGAAAAACGTACCGCTGCTTCGCGTAGGGTTGCTCAGCATAATCGTAGTCGCGTTATGACCTGACATAGACCCAGCAGCAGCCTCAAATACCTGCTCAGGCACACCAGAGGCTTCATCCACCACCAACATAACATGCTCTGAGTGAACACCAGCCAAGGCTTCTGGCGTTTCTGCACGGCTTGTTCTAGCAGATATAAACATCTCTGCAGGTGCAGAGGTATGCTCAACACGGTCAGACTTGGTGTTCAGTATGCTCTGCAAGCCCTCTGGAAGCTCATTTATCCAGCGCTTTAGCTCTGCAAACAACGCATCAAAAAGCTGACTAGAAGTTGGCGCAGTTACAACAACTTTATTTGGGTAATGCATCAAAAAATACCATAGCATTGCCCACGATGCTGCTGTAGACTTACCAGTACCATGACCAGACCGAATGCTAATCTTGCGTTCGCCAGACGCAATCGCTTCCAGAAATTCCGCCTGATACGGCAATGGCTCCACGCCAAGCACTTCCTGCACAAATAAAGCAGGCTTTTTGCCGTACCGCTCAACGAACTGCAGCATCGTGTTCTGCGCATTCTCACTCATGGTCAATCACCTTTGTTTTACGCAGCGCATCTAAATGAAAATCACCGATATTAATGTTGATTTGCTGGTTGCCCTTATTGCCATACCTTTGCTGGTTCCAAGCAGCCGCAGCAAGGTTATTCTGGCCTACCTGCTGCTTCAATATACCCAAATCAATCTGCGATACATTAGCCTCACTTGCGTCTCGCGTTTCCTCGCCACTCAGCGCCTCAAAAACCTCACGCTGTCTGCGATCAGACATATTCTCAATTAACTCAAAGTTCTTGTCAAAGTATGCATCAGCAGCGTCCCTGCGCGCCTCATTGACTGCCGCAGTTAATTCTGGGTTTTTCATTATTAAAACTCTAAGCGCACCCTCCGACATATCTAAGTCAGTCGCCAAGCTGCGCAAAGATTTTGCTTCTAAAATCCACTCAAGCAAATATTCACCGCCACCCCTGCGCATAATTTCAGCAGTGCGCTTTTGACGTAAAGCATTGCCAGCCATACCAAATCCTTCTTTGATTTTTCGGAAATTTTAACATGATACCACAATAAAGCAATACGGGGGTGTGGGGGGGGGTGCTACAGGAAGGAAATGGGTTGCGCCACAGGGAGGGTAAGGCACATCACGAGGTAGCACCCCTGCGAATTGTATAACACGAATTTTTCTGTGTGGGAATGTATAATAATAATAGGGGGTGGGGTGGGGCCAGACAGGGGGGGGTCACAGCAAAACTAAGGCCAGATTAAGCAATACTTTTCCGATATTACGTATAATGTCGATTATGTTAAATTTATTATTGTGCAATATCAATGGCTTACCTGATTTAGGTCCAGTTTAGCAATATGGTTTAAGTCCAGTTTTCCCCAATTCGCCAGAATGCTTGACTTAATTGAACACTTGTTCTATTCGCGCGCGCCCGCCTGCAACCTGCGTTTTATTGTGTGATGCGTCCTGTTTTATGACGTTACGTAACTTTGTGCTTATGCTCTTGCTTTAGTATCTCATTAATATTATCTTGGTATCACAAGTAATGGAAAGGATACACCATGACCAATCAGATAGAAGTTAAAATCGGGCAATCTTGCACAGGCTATCACGGACTAATTGAACAGCCAAAGTATAAGGGACTAGACGTCCGCGTATTTGAGATACTTGATGACGGATCAGTTGTGTATCGCCAGTTTGATGAATGGTTTTCATTTGGCGAACGTGCGCGGACATACGGAACACCATTCAAGACCGATGCATTTTGCATTTGCTAACCATAGAAAAGGATAAGACCATGAATAACATCATCACAAAGACAATGCATCGCGCAGCAAACCACGGATCAATCGTCAATTACTACCTTATTCAGTCTGGCGCGTTTGACCTGCCCTATGGTGACACCGATGCAATGGCGCAAGCCGCGCAGCAAGAGGGGTTGAACGTCACGCAAAACGACGGTGAACGGTTCCTAATTAACAACACAGCATGGATGACGCGTCACGGTGTTATCCGCGCAGTAAACACAAGCAACCTTTAACACACGAAAGGAAAGACCATGTTCAAGGCAGCAGTAATTACTAAGGCACCGACTGGCAAATTTATCTTTGTGGGCCGCGTTCCAGCAGCATTGTGCAACACTCGTTACGACACACTAGACGCGGCAAAGATCGCAGCAGTTGATTGCATGATGTAACATGGGGAAACATTCCCCGTAAATGTAGCGAATGATTTAAAATGACGCTACGCAACAATAGACAAGGTATCGCTGTGATTGCATGGTGATACCACAACACAACAAAGGACAAGCGACAATGCAAACCATCATCACAAAATACCTTGGGCCAACTAATCATCGCGGATCACGTATTAAGGCACGTCAATCTGCATCATATGCTGGCGCACCCAAATCAGTAACCATTGATTGGGATTACAGCTTAAACGTAGAGCATAACCACAAGGCGGCAGCAATCGCATTCGCTGCTAAAATGGGCTGGCATGGCGATTGGGCTGGCGGCGACAATGGCGACACAGGTTATGTTTTCGTCAATGTAAACGCTGCAGCCGATGAGCGCATGACATTCACAGAAAACCAATCAGAGGACGCAGCATAATGACCATACGCCCAAACGTAACGCTTGCGGTAGATCAAACCCGCCGCAAGCTAATCGAGATGCAGGAGCAACTAAACGAGGACGCATGGCAAGTCATCATGGATGACTACACCCACGCAGATGCGCAGCAAGCGCAATACATCGACAACGCCTTAGAGCTATTCTCAAGGCTAATAGACGAACTGGAGAGAGCGAGATGAAAACCTACATCCAAATATTCCGCAACATGAACACCGCAGAAAAACTATGCGCAACGTGGGCTGTATTCCTTACACTAATCACATGCGCACATATAATATTCACATCATAAGGATCAGAGACAATGGAAAAGCATAACTGGGTAAACACCTTGAACCGCATGCAGAGCGAGTGCCAAGCATTGCGCGGCCTAACAGGAACGCAGCAAGAGGCCATTCGTGATGCCATAGACGCCCTACGCGGCGCAACAAATACCCTAGGCCAAGATTTTGATTTATGCCTAAGCGATTGCCGCGCCATTGATACCGCATTCTGGAAAATGCATCACGCCTTTGAAAACCTTGAGCCGAACGAACATCAGCTTGAGCAAATTGAGGCGCACAACCTTGAGTGGGACTACGAGACGCAAACGTGGTCCGAAGTGGAACTAAGCGACGAAACCGTGGATGACTGGCATCCGCACGGCGTTTAGTCCAATTCAGCCAATCGCCGCGCCATGTCGCGCAAAATGTATTTCAATTCGCGGGTGGGTATCGTTCCGATATATTGCCCGCGCTCGCTTGACCAAATGCGCAATCCGTCATCGTAAACGCTCCACCTTAGCGGCGTTTGCGTTTGTTCGTCAGCTCTGTCTTTCGCCATAGTATTTCCCTTCGCTCCTGCTCTGCCCACGGCTCCACCTGTGCGCCGTATTTGCGCCGATTGGCGAAACCCTCTAATTCCTCAAGCGTTGTCACGCTCTGCAGCTTGTCATGCAGCGTTAAACCGCGCCGCACCTTAAACGTGCCATGCGGATAAACCCTCGCTGTTCCTGCAGCAATTCTATCCCGCAACCATTTAGGAAATTCTTTCTTCTGCAAATCTAAATCCAATCTTATGCCCGAAGCACCGAATGCACGTACACGGAACTATTTTATATATAGTTCCGTGTTTCCGTGCAGTGCATGGTCAGTGCACGTTTTTGCACGGTTTTGAACGGAACTGAACGGAAACCCATCATAACCCATTGAAACTGCAGTAAATTCAAAACGGTGCATCAGCTTCCCCATCGCTGACCTTTCCAGACTTGCCCGTCAGCCATATTTTGCCCTCGTTTATCTCAACCAAGCCCTTTTCGTGCATTCCGTTCAAGGTCTGCGTCCATGTTTGTTGAGGCCTATCAGTTGCCACCTTTCCCTTAAAGTGTTCCCCCAGCGTTTCCAAATCCATACACCAGAATTTCCTTGGTTCAGGCCAGCCCGCGCCGCTTGGATTAGGCGAACCCACGCGCTCCCCGCGTAGCTGCATGAAGCATTTCACGAATAGCCTCTGGTTTTTCCCCGTTGGCTTATTGTCGCTCTGCGCTTCTTCCATTTCTTCTTGCGTGGCTTCGCGTATGATACAAGTTGTGACTTGATCCCCGTCTGCGTCCTCTCCTAGCTCAACTATCTGCAGAACAAAGTTAATCTCCGCGCCAGTCTCCATGTCGCGCTGTTTCGTTGCTCTTGCAGTCCTAACGCGCGTTTCTTCGTCGTATGAAAGTTCAATCTCAGTATCACAGGCCGCTCGCAATGCAGACGCACCCCGCGCACCTTTTGACGCATCCTTGCCGCTATGGTGGACCAGCATAATGTGCACCCCTGTTCGCTCTCGTATGGCGTCCAGTCCTGCAATCAGCTTACTCATTTCGCTGTTATTGTTTTCGTCCATCTGCCCAGCCGTAGCGCGTGCCAGTGTGTCGATGACCAAAACTGTGACAGGTTCCATGCGCTTCCCTATTTCGCTCATGATAGCTTCGATCTTGGCTATATCTTCATCCGCGTCATATAGATTGATGGGCGAGGGTCTGACCGCCAGTGATACATCGTTGAACCCATGCGCCTCGTGTAGCGCATACAGTCGGTTTTCGAATGCTCTGCCGCCCTCTGTGGCTAGATATAAGACTGACCCGCGTTTGATCTTATTGTTGACCCATTCCTGACCCGCAGCGATGTGATATGCGAGGCTCATGCAGAAAAAGGATTTGCCCACGTTTGACGGGCCGTACACCACGCTGATTGAATTTTCCGTGATCCAGTTCTTGATTATGTATGTGCTGTCCAGTTGTGGCCTTGCATCACTTGGGAATATTACATCGTCTAGCACGTTGCGCGGCTCTAGCTTCTTGCGTGTAGCTTCTGCCCCCCGCGCTACCCAAACGTCATTCCAGTCTAAGCCTTCGCTGTCTGGCAGGACGCACTCCACGCCATGCTCCTTGAATGCTTGTTCGCAGGCTTTTATCCCTGCTGGATCATTGTCACCCGCAACCACAAAGCGCGTATCAGGTTTAACCTCACGAAGCGCGGTTATAACATTTGTTATATTACTGGCGTTCAGGCAATGCACCGCAGGCTTACCCGTGGCCTCATGTACAGCCGCAGCCGTGGCAAAACCTTCGCAAAGATAAGCGAAATCTTTTATTGTGCCGCCGATAACATGGAAGCACCCTTTATAGTCTAGCCCGTAGTTAAATTTCTTTTTGCCGCTTTCGTCTATGAATTGCGTGCCGACTACCTTGCCTTGATTGTTGATGATGCGGATGTGCAGATCGCCCTCATCAATGATTGCATCGTGTTGCTTTATGCGCTTTCTGGTTAAATACGGGTGTAGCTCTGGGTTTTCAGGTAGCTTCACCACGTTATCTGGGGTTTTGTTCATTGCGCCGCTCGTTTCGCTTATGATTTCCTTGTCTGGATACAGGCCACGCTCACGCAATATTTGGATGATCTCTTTCCAATCCTCGCATTGCCGACAGTTGACCTTTAGATTTCCTTGATATTCGCTAATCCAAAACCGATCAACACCCCCGCAATTCGGGCAAGGCCCGTGGTGTTCTTGGTGGCTTGTCTTTTTAAGCTGTAGCGCGCTTATGATTTGCGGCGCGTATACGCTATATGTTGGTTCTGGGTACTTGATCTTGCCTACATCTTGCCCTATCATTGTGCTAACAAATGCTCCTCACACGGTTATTTGTTTTTCTTGTCTCGATGATAAACTGCCCCACGTGATCGCTCCGTGGGGCATTTTTTTACGAGACACGTTGATTTTCTCTTTCATTTACGTGGTGATGGACGTGATGCGTGGGGCAAAGCCAAACTACGTCCAGCGGTTTACTGTAGTCGCCATGGTGCGCTTGCACGTGCTCATTTCCACACACTTCGCACGGCTTCTTTTCTATTTTCCCGTCGCGCAATGCATTGGCGACAGCATTATGCGCCCTGCGCTTTTCTGGATTTCGCTGCCCCCAAGCCTTTGTAAGCTCGGCGTGTCGCGCAGCATTCTCCTTTCGCCATTTCCGCGATGTCTCAAGGCTTGCCGCATGCCTTTCAGGATTATTATAGTGCCTCTTCCTGTCGTATTCTCGGTAATATTCCAAATTGGCCTCTCTGTTTTTCTTTGTGTCTGTTTTTGCGCAGGACTTACACTTTCCCATGTATCCGTCCCGCATTTGCTTATGTTTATAAAATTCTGTGTAGGGCTTTGTCGCCCCACACTTGAAGCAAGTTTTCATTACCCCAACTCCTTGTGACTATCCTTGTGCGGTCACTATAACAGAAGTTGGGTTAATTAAAAGGGATTTCATCCTCTAGCACGTTTTGCGCGCTTGGCGCAGGTGGTGCCTTAGTCACTGGCGGCAAACCAAAGGGATCATCCTCTTGCTTTGCTGCAGTAAATCCATCAGTCGCGCTGAAAGGATCGTTTGACGCTTCTTCTTGCAGTTCCAAGACCTGCACGCCGCGCAACCTAAGCCCAACACCAGACACAGCCCCCGTATTATACGCGAATAGCTGCCCCCATACATTGACCTTACTGCCAGACGTTAGGCGAAAGTCAGGTGGTAAAGAGTTGCGGTTTGCGTCCTTTTGCAACGGTGGCTTTGTTGCTTCGCCATTGTAAGCACCCTTGAGCTTGGCTTTGCCTTGCGGTTGCCCGTCATCTAGCTCCTT